TCATGCCAGCCCACCTTCGCAGAGCTGGCGCTCGGCCGCCCGGCGGCGCACCAGGCCGGGCAGCTGCTTGCCGCCGGCATAGGTCCAGCGGCTCAGCTCCGCACAGGCGCCCCCCATATCCCCGGCATTGGCCTTGCGCACCAGGGTGGAACCGCAGAAGGCCCCCTCCCCCACATTGAAGGCGAACGACAGGAAGGCTGCACGCTGGCCATCGGTTAGCGGCTGGCGGATACAGCCCAGGGCATCGGCATGCTGCGCCAGGTCCTGGTACAGCATCGCTTCGCACTGCTCACGCGTGAAGGTCTGCCCCATGCGCAGCTCTGGCCCGGTGTGCCCGGTGCACGCCGTCACGATGCCGATGGGGTCGCGGTAGGTGCGGTACACGGTTCCCTCATGCGTGGCCACGAAGGGCGCCACCAATGCGGCAGCAGCGGCGCCAATGGCGGCGATCAGTTTTTGCTTGTAATTCATTTCGGGTAGATCCCCCGGACTACATTCCAGGCCGCGGCAAGAGCCACTCCTAGACCCACGATGGCCGCCGCAGGCCGTGCCAGCTTGCCCAGCCAGTTCAGCACCTTGAATGCACCTTTCATGGCAGTGAAAAACTCCAGCAGATCAGCCAGTTGCTGTTTGAGCTCGCCCAGTTCCTGGCGTGTCTTGCCCAATTCCCGCTCGATTGCGGCCATGCGCTCGCTCCCCGTGTCAAAACGCTGATTGATCTGCTGCCTGGTCAGCGCAGGCAGTGCGTTTCCGAAGTCGTCCATCACCCCTCCCCGGACGTAAAAAAACCCGCCGAAGCGGGTCCAGTGGTTTGCCTGCTGTTCAGCGCGTCATTTCGGCAATAACCGCCGCATGACGTTCCGGCGTAAGAAGTCCGCGCTGCTCCATGAATTCCAGGCCCCGTACCATTTCGAGGTCTTCATAGGTAATGAAATCAGCAGCGGTGAAACGGTCGTAGAACAATTTAGCGTCAACGTCCGTCATCGCTGCCTCGGCAATGGCCCGCTGTTCTTCCGGCGTAAACAAATCAAATTTGGCTTTTCCGGTGTAGCGGGTGTACGTTACTTGCACCTCTGCTGTTTCCGGGGTGTTACCCGCAGACAGCCAAGCTATATATTCAATATAGTCTTTATTAGTAGGGTCGGACGGTATAACCGTTTCAATTTGGCTACCAGCTTCAACCCTTTTTATGTAGGTTAAGCCGTTAAACGTCCAAGGAAGGATTGTGTATGTGTATTTCATAGTTCTGCATTGAATTCAAGAACGGCTGTACCTGCGTCTATGCTATGGCTACCCCCTTGAGCAAATGTTCGGCTACTTGTTACAACCCATAGCGCCCCTGTGCCGGATGGCGTGCTCTGATTTACAGTTGGAAGCTGACGCATCTCAACGGGGAATATTTTTTGATTAGCATTCGCAGCCGACGAAGTAACTAAAGTCATGGTATTACTGAAGTTTAAGTAATACCGTTTACATATAGCAAGTTCTTCGGCGTATGAAATTTGTTCGTACGGCGTAGCCACAGTGCCCAACTCAAGCTGCACGCCTGTTAAATCAAAAGTCCGTGCAGTGGCACCCAAAAAATTAACTTGAGCCGCAGTAGCAATAACATTGCCAGTAACCCACGCGTTTGATGTATCAGTTTGTAGGGCCGTACCAACAGCAAGCCCCCAGGATATGGACATACCAACACCATTGGTATAGTTCCATGTTCCCGCAGTTGGTAGTCCACCGGGTAGTGTAACCTTTACTTTAGTCCAAGTGTTTGCCAATAGACCAATTGCGGTTACCCACGAACGGTCACCGCCACCATTTACAAAAGACAGGCAATAGGTTCCGGCAAAGCTAGTCCGCACCCAGCAGGAAAAAGTCCAAGCATTACCTATCAACGCGGATATGTCATAACCTTCAATGCGATGCGTAAGGAATGCTGCCTGTGACGCACCGATACTTGTGTCGGCAGTATTAACGGTGGCCCGCATTGCCGTTACGATGCCGGACGATGCTAGATCGGCTGCTACATTAATAACGCTAATAGCTAGTGCACCATCATGCGCCCCAGCACAGCCCCAACGGTCAGGCCCAGCAGGGCCGGGATTCACGGCAGTAAGGCCGCGCTGATTCACCCGCATAGTTCCATTGTGAATTTTGTTACGGCGCCCCGCAAGTGGGCCACTATTCAAGCTATTTATGGATGGGTCGTTCATCCATGTTTGCAGCCCGTCCACCGTGGAAATAGCTTGCACGCCCGTATGGTTTGCGCGGGCCATCGGGGCGTATTGCTTCCACGTTCCGGCCGCAATGTCTGCGGTCAACCCGGCGTAAAACATCGGCTTTGCCGATGAATAGGCATTTGCAGTGAACGACCATGTGCCCGTATTCGAATAACTAAAATACCCGTGGGCATAGCGCAATTCTTCTGGCATGGCCCCTTCGTTTGCGCGGTAGAAGCCGGAGCCCAAAGCAAGACATTGCGTAAAGAAATCTTTTAAATCAATGCAGTCGATTACGCGAGATTCGACCTTGGTAGCACCCCCTACGATCCCCCCAAGCTTCTGCCGCTCCACGTCCGTCATCAGCCCCGCATCGGGCTGGGCATCGATTTTTTTTCCAATGGCTTGGTAGATCGCTGCTGGATCGACCAATGCCGCAGACTGCGCAGCACTCTGCGCCGCAGCATTCGCCTGCTGCGCTGCCGTATTCGCCGTAGACGATGCGGCTTGCGCATCGCCCTTGGCCAGTTCTGCGGCGCTCTTGGCACTTTCTGCCGCCTGCTTGGCCTCGGCGGATGCCAGCGAAGCGCCGCGTGCTTCCTGCAGTGCCTGGTTGGAATCGATCACCGCGTTCTGTGCCGCAGCCACCATGTCCGGGATGCCGGACGAATCCACCACATCCTGCGCCTGCCGGGCCGCAGCCTGGGCCGCGGCAATCGCCTCGGCAATGGGGCCTGCCACCGTGATCTCCACGGGGTCCTGCAGCAGCACCACATCGTCATCGGTGATCGTGACCCCCTCCACCGTCGTGCGCAGGCTGTAGCGCCCGTTCACTGCATAGAAATAGAAGTTGCCCGAGCTGTCGGTGACCAGCGGATTTGGCGCTGCAATGGCACCGGCGCGGTCCAGAAACAGGCTGGCCAGCTCACCGGCCTCGTTCAGCACCGTCACGGGCACATTGCGGATCGCCGCGCCCGTGGTGCTGGTGATACTGGATTTGTACTTTTGCATCTGCCCTTCCTTATTTCACGCGCATCACATGGCAGCCGGTGGTGGCAATGCCGCGCGCTTCGGTGCCGCCCTGCTTGGTCACCGACACCTCGTGCGTGTGCGATCCCGCCGCCGCCGCCGTACCGCTGACGTCGTGCGCATGCGCGCCTGCGTCCTGCAGCTTGGAATAGCGCACATAGCTGCGGTTGGTGCCAATGGCGCCATAGGTGTCGGTGGCCCCGTCCGGGTTGCCCTGCCCTTCGTTGCCGGTATAGCCATGGTTGTGGCTGCCGGCCTGACCGGTGCTGCCACTGACGGTGTGCGAATGCGCCCCCGCCTGGGTGGCGGCTGCCGCGTGGTCGTGTTCCTTGTTCTGGCTGTCCTGGATCAGGCCGGGCGCCCCCGCAGACAACGCTCCGTCACCGCGTTTGACAGCGGCGCCAAAACTGTCCTTCTGCTTGCCGTTGTTGTCCGGCAGGCGGAAGGTGGTGGCCCCGTCTCCACTGGAAAAGCTGGCACGCTTGACCTTGTCCGCCCACCAGTCCGCTTCCGCCACCAGCGGATAGCCACCGGTCGACACAAACTGCCACAGCGCCGGGTAATCCGCGCGCAGCAGCAGATCCCCATCCTCCGGCTTGAAATTGGCTTTGATCCTGGAACGCGCCCCGCCCCACCACATCGATCCGCCAAGGGGCATGCCAGCGGCGGCCACCTCATCGCGCAACTCGGCAATACAGGCCGCGTGGAACCGGATGTAGTTGTCCAGGTTCGGAAAAACCGGCTCCGTGCCGGCGGGATAGTTCTCCGCCGAATTCGGCGAAAGCTCGTCTATGCTGTTGGGTACTGGCATGGATTGCCCATAAAAAAAGCCTCCACAAGGGAGGCTGTTGAATAAAAACCCGCTGCAGGCGGTTCAAGGAAGAAGCATGAAGGGCTGGAGAAAATTCTTTTACATCGTGGACAAAGGTTCCGATCTGCTTCTGATGTTCGCCACTGTATTTATCTACTATGCTATTGGAATTGGCCTTCTTATCAGTGGGATTATTATTTTTTTCAGATGGATTATCAGACCCACAGGCCTTCGAAGTGACTTCCCCCGCCTCATAGCCAAAATTTCTGATCTGACCATTCAGTCCATCGACAAGATTACCGACTTATTCCATCAATTCATTCAGTCCATCGGCAATATTCCCCACTTATTCCATCAGTTCATTCAAGCCATCGCCGGAATTCCGGATACCTTGCGCCAACTCAGCCTTGAAACCTTCACCCAATTCATCAGCGGGTGGCTGACCCAATCAGGATTCGCTCCCTCAACCCATGTCTCTATCATTGCCATGGCGGTCCTGAACATAATTTTCTTGATCGTGCTGCAATATTGGCCCCTGATGCTCCGACGGACACGCCACCCACGCACCCCGCCCCGGTGGCTTCGCGCAGCCTGGGCCCGTACCGGCGGCCCACCCGTCCTTGACGCTCGCTGCCATGAGAAAAGCCTTTATCGTCGGAATTTGTTACGATAACGATACAAACACCACCTCAAGGGAGAACACTGCAATGGGAAGCTTCAGCATCTGGCACTGGTTCACTATGTTCATATTCGGGCTCGTTGTCTGGCTTGCAGTGGCATGGCCCATTGCACGAATCCTGACAAGAACCGGCCATTCGAAATGGCTGGCCGTGCTGGCGTTGATCCCGGGCGTGAACTGGATTTCTCTCTGGATCTTTGCCTACAAGCCCTGGCCTCGCGAAGGCGAATAACGGCACACACCGCCCGGCCAGTCTAGGCCTGGCCTGGCGGCTTGAACCAATGCACCAGCGTCCAGCTAAGCAGGCGGTACATCCAAACAACATCCGCCTGCCGCCAATATTGCTTGGAGCGCCCCCCACAATATGGGCCTACCAAGGGACGCATCCCCCGGTCGCCGTTTCGGACAAAACTAAGCAATTCATGGCGAATGAAGCCAAGTGTAGCCATCATGGTTTAAAAAACCGGCGCCGTGCATACTGGATAGTTCTCGGCAACTTTTCCATAAGCTCGTTAATGCTGGCGGGTATTCGGATGGACTCCCCCATAAAAGAAGCCTCCACACGGAAGGCTCTGAGCATTCGGCGGTGCCCTGCTCACGGAAAGGAGAGCCGGCACAGCAGTCTTGGCTACGATGGCGATATCAACGTCATCGACTACATTGGGATCAAGCTGATCTTCATCCTTGTGATCCTCAACGCAGTTAGCTTCGCTTTTACGCTTATTCTTGGAAAGTCGATAGACGAGGCGATAGAAGAGGCAAAGTCTGCACACCAAAATCGAGCAGACCGCGCCCAATAACAGGAGCGACAAGTGAACCTGTTTGAGCTCCTGCGTTTGGAATGTTCATCAAATTTCTGGCGATCGCAGGAGAGCCAAGTGCCTTGTTCAGCCCCATAGCTGCTGGCACACCCAGCAATGTATAGGGATTCGTCACTGCACCGGCGCCAATCACAAGGTCCTGAAGTGCAGCGCTCCCACGCGCGCCAGTTTGCGGCATGCTGTCCACGAGAAAACGCTGCCCGATCTGAGCAACCTCGGTGAGCGGACTTCCCGTCGTCCCACCTTTAGAGGAGCCCAAAACGGCCTGGGATAGCGATGCCGGCGACACATCGCCTGGAATGTGTTCTGGAACGGAATTTCCCGTCTTCTGCAACAATTGCTCCACCATCTTCATGGCCTTGTGCCTGACACGATTCTCCGTCAGTGCGCCTACATCCTGGGGTGATACAGAACGATTGAAGGCGCCAATCACCGACTGCCGCAAGTCAACCAGATCATTCTTCAGATACCCTTGGGCTACCTCACTGGTTTGCCGCAGCGATGACTGAAATCTATTTGCCACATCACCAGGAATAACCATTCCGCCATCGGTCCCCTGAACAATCCGGCCTTCCAGGTCGTCGAGGTGAGAGAGCAATCGCTTTCCTTCGCCCGGCGGCAAGAGATCAGCGTTTTTCCTTAGTACTGAAAGCTTCGACAAAAGCTGCTCATCAATCACCAGGTTGTTATTGCCCCAGATGCGGTCAAACTCGCTACCAAGGCGATTTTTGGCAGCATCCATGACTTCAGGCGTCAAGCGCGTGGCGTCTGTGCCGAAGGTCTTACCTACCATCTGATTAAACCACCCCTGCTTTGCTTCATTCTGCGCACGGCCAATTCCACCCGTAAAAAGCGAATTGTTCAGGATTGACCGTACGCCGCGCACTACGCTGTTGTTCGACAGGTCTGCAATACCAATCGGCGCCCCCAATGCAAGAGCGCGCCGTGCCAGTTCACTTGCAGAGGCTTCTGGGTGGAAAACCTTTTTAGCTGTTAATCCGGCTAATCCGCCTAGTCCAGCGAAACCAATAGGCAACAACGCCCCAATCCCAGCCCCCACACCCGCACTTTCTGGATCTAATGTGCCTGCAGTAACGCCACCGGAAATCCCTCCACCAACAGCACGCATTGCCAGTCTTTTCGCGACATTAGCAGCGCCCTTTGCTTCGGTAAGCGCCTTGCCAACACGCATTCCTGCGGTGGCCACCGACTCACCAAGGGGGGCAGCGACTCTGGATAGGCCCATGGCCCCCCCTCCCCCAGCAATGCTCCCGCCTACAAGGCGCGATAAAAGCATGGCAGCAATGACGTTGCCGGTCAGCTCGCCGCCCGAAGTCGACCACGGGTGATCCTCTTTGTACGGAGCCAACCCTTCAGACAACTTGTCGCGCCCACGCTGGGCATCGTCCATTATCCACTTGCCGGCTTTTTGCACCGGGTTCATCGGCACTTCATTTGTGATCAGCGAGGACAGCGTGCGCTGCGGGGCAAAACGATCTCCCATCGACTTGACTGCTTTCCCAGCGTGATGCTGAGCGCCTAAAGCAAGTTGGCCGAATCCGCCGCCAGCGCCCATAGCTATAGCCATCAACTGGCTGGTTTTTTCCCTCAGTGGCTCAGGCTCCGCGCCATAATTCGCCTTGATAAACTCGATCAACTGTTCTCCGGTGAGGTTGTCCGGCACAGTGACCCCATCGGGGCCTGCAATACGGTATGTTGCCATCTCAATTCACTTTCTGAATGTTCCAGCCGGAGCTGGCGGTGGGGCGGTGCTGTGGGAACGACAACCCGCGCTGCTGAAATTGCGGCTGAGCTTGTGGTTGTGGTTGCGGCAGTGATTGGGGTCGAGGTAGCGTCTTGTCAGCGCCCCACACCTGCTGGCCCGTGTATGCATTCATGCCCACCACCCGGCCACCCAGGTCCTGCTTCGTAATCTCCGGCGCCTGCTTCAGCCCCGTATCCCGGGTATCGCCGTAGTCGTCGATCGCATAGATGCTCTTGGAACCATCGGCGTTGGTCACCTCCTGCATCTGGCGGTGCTTGTTGCGGCCCAGGTTGAAGGTGGACTGCACTTGGTCGGGCGTCATATACCTCAGCAGCTTCGAGATATCTCCCGTGTAGCCGCCACCCTCGCGGGGGCTCAGGCTCGCCAACGCCTCATCCCGCATCTTGGCCTGGGCCATCTGCAGCAGCCGGTTTTCCTGCTTGTCTTGGGCCTGCGAAAAGGCAGACAGGCCCAGCAGCCCGCCGCGGCCAATGGCCTGCGCCGTGGAGCCCGAACTGGACAGCGCGCCCAGGCCCGCCCCCAGCAGGGCCTGGCCCATGGGTGAATTCAGCAGCCCCATCAGGCCACTCGGTTCTTGTTGCCCCCAGGCCTGGTGCATGGCCTCGTAGCTTGCTTGGTTGTCCATTGCTTACCCCCGTCGTGCCGCGCGCTGTGCCATCAGCTTTTCAGCGCCGGAAAGTTGATTGGTGCGGCCTGCCGACAGCAGGCCCGTGAAATCCGCCTGCCGCGCAGGAATGCCGGCAGACTGGGCCTGGGGCGCCGCCGGGTTGCTGCCCAACACCCCGGTTCTGGCCGCCAGGGTGGCCAGGTCGTTCGCAGACTTGAGGTTGGACGATGACAGCAGCCCGCCGCTGCCACCGCCAGCCGCCGCGCCGGAATACCCCGACCCCACCGACAACCCCGCCGGCATGCTGCCCATGCTGCTGGCGCCCCCCAGGTAGCCCGCATCCACCGCCAGCCCGCCCGCGCCCGAAGCGGCCGTTCCGCCGGACGTGGCCCCGGCGCCGCCGCCCATGGCCCCACCCAGCGCACCGCCGGCAAAAATGCCCGCAATGGTCTGAGCCACCTGGTGGGCGCCCCTGGCCGATCCGGTGCTGATGCCTTTGGTCTCCGCAGCCTCGTAGGCGCCGTCCGATGCGCCACCCCACTGGTTCACGATGGGCTCGTAGTCCTTGCCCGTGATGCCGCTCCAGACCTTGGCGCCCAAAGGGTCGGCTGCACCCAGCAGCATCTGGTCCAGGTTCTTCAAGGCCTGCTGGGCCATGTGACCCGCGTTGAACAGTTCGAAATCCAGAATCCCCATGCCTTACCCCCTTCGTGCCGCGCGCTGCGCGATCAGCCGCTCCGCGCCGGACCGTTGCTGGCTCTTGCCCGCTGCCAGCAGGCCGGAGAAATCCGCCTGCCGCGCAGGAATGCCGGCAGACTGGGCCTGGGGCGGCGCCGGGTTGCTGCCCAGCACCCCGGTCGTCTGCGCCAGCATGGCCAGGTCGTTCGCCGTTCTCAGGTTCGATGCGGACAGCAAGCCGCTCCCCGCCCCGCTGGCGTAGCCGGCCCCCACACCGCCGGCCAGCAAGCCCTGCCCGCCCCCCATGCCGGATGCCGCCAGCCCCTGGCTGGCCAGCAGGCCCTGTCCACCGCCCATGGCAGCCAGGTTGGAGGAACCCGCGCCCGCCATGGACAGCCCCAGGCCGGAACCCGATCCCGCAGCCGCACCCGATATCGCGCCGCTGACCGTGGTGGTGCCGGCCACCGTCGGCGCTGCCGCGCTGGTGATGGCAGTACTGGCACTGGCGCCACCCAGGCCGCCAGCCGCCGCCCCGCCCAGGCCGCCGGTGACCGCCCCCAGGGTGCCGCCAATCGCGGCGCCCTTCAGGGGGTTGTCCTTGTTCGACAGGGCCCCGGCCACCGCCCCGATGGCCATCGGTATCCAGAACATCACTTGCCCCCGCCGCTTTGCTTGGTGGTGGTGCTGCTGCCCGCGGTGCCGCTCATCACCCCCGTCATGGCCTGCAGCTTCTTGTAGGGGTCATCCTGCTGCTGCTGCCACTGCTCGTAATTGAAGTCGGCGTTGTTCTGCGCCTGATCCTGGTAGGCATTGCCGGCGTTCAGCATCTGGTTCAGGTCGGTGTAGTCCTGGTTGGCAAAGCCCTGCGCCATGCCTAACGCCGCCAGCTTGTTGGACTGGTTGGTGTTGTAGGCGTTGCCATACATCTCGGTCGCCACATTGCCCAGGTTCTGCTGCAACTGGCTCTGGCTTTGCTGCTGCATCTGCTGCAGGCCCGAATTGCCGAACGACCCCGACCCCACCATGGCCGACTCCATCTGCGGCTTGGCCGTCAGGTTGTAGCTGTCCACCACGCTTTTCTGCGCATTGGCCACCTGCTGGTCCAGGTACGGGTTCTGCTGGTCGCCCATCATCTGCTGCAGGCCGGACTGGGCCTGCTTCCACAGCTCCGATCCGCCGCTCGCGCGCTCCTGCATGCCCTGCAGCGCCTGCTGCTGGGTATCGTTCAGCTCGCTGTAGCGCTGGCCCTCATAGCCCTGCCAGCCCTTGTTGTAGATGTCCGTGCTCAGCTGCGCCACGTTGGACAGCAGGGGCTTGATCTCATCGGGGTACTGAATACTGGAGTTCGATGTGCTGCTGCCGCCGCCCCCCTTGGCGGGCCGCAGCCGGCCCTGGGCACGGGCTTTCTCATGAAACGGGTTCATAAAGGCATCCTCATGGTTGTGTAAATCGGTTCCCAGGGCAGATGCCGCTGGTACAGGCGTTGTTGGGCGGGCCCGGCGCTGCAGCGCAGCTCCGTGCAGCCGTTGGCCCGCGCCATGGCGGCCAGCTGCGCGCCGCAGGCCAGCCAGTGGCCGCCCGGTGCGTACAGCTCGCACACATGCAGCGCGCGCACGTTGGGCAGCTGGTCAATGCGGGTCACGGCCCAGCCCACGGCCTGGCCGTCCAGGTCAATGCGGATCAGATCGCGCTCACCGCGCGACAGCAGCAGCTTCAGCTGCTCGCCGGTGATCTCCCCGCCCGATGTGGCACAGGCCCGCCCCAGCTGGTGGGCCCCATCGGCCCAGGCCCGGCCCACAAAGGCCGCCGGCACAATGTGCAGTTGGTAGTTCATGTGGCCCTCACTCCCCGGTCAGGCCGCGGTCTTCCACCCAGATCCCGGGCTCGCCGCTGTGCACGCAGATCCAGCCCTTGGTCACATAGCGGCCGCCGGCCGGGCCCTGCACCGCCGGCGCGCTGTTGCGCAGGTAGTCGCCCGCCTGGTAGAGGCCGGTGGCCGGTGGCGCCTCGGCCGCGTTATGGCTGCCGCAGATGCGCCCTTCGGACAGGTGGTTCAGTTGCACCGCAAAGCGCGGAAAGATCTGCGCCAGCGTCTTCACCAGGGCTGGCAGATCGCTGCCAAAACGGTAGTTGTCGGTCTGCAATCTCATCGGAACCCCGCTGGTTTGAGCCGTGGCGCAAAGCCAATCAGCGCATAGTCGCCCTGGCAGTCCACACGGAACGCATGCCAGCGCCCGCGCTGGCGCAAGTCAAAGGCCGCATCGTCACGGATCGCCGCAGACGCCTGCCGCGCCTCCTGACCACCGTCGTCCTTGGTGAACCCGGTCGCCGCCGCCGCTGCCGGCGCCTTCTTGAAGCGCAGCACCAGCCGGTCGCACAGGGTCATCTGGTCGTCATCGCCCACATCGCCGGTGGTCAGGCTGCTGGCGTCCGGCGCACCGGCAAACGTCACCAGCCGATTGCGGGTGTCAAAGCCCGCCATCAGCTCCTGGGCCTCCACCCAGAACGGGCTGTCAAAGTCGATCGCCGGGCCGCTGTCGTAGGTGGTGACCAGCTCCGATCCGCCGTCATACGTGGCCGCCGGCGATGCGTACCGCACCAGCGCGCGGATGGCATGGTTGGCGCGGCCCCACCTGTTGGTGCCCGGGTGGTAGACCAGGCCGTAATCCAGCTCCCCCCCGCCTTTGACAGAAGGGAAGAAGAACCAGGCCAGCTGGTTCTGCTTGTCCCAGAACGCCTGCGACTTGTGCATCTGCTTGGGGTCGCGCACCTCCACAAACCAGTCGCGCAACATGCCCCGGCCAATCGGCTGCACCTGCACGCCGTCAAAGACATACAGGTCATCGTCGCCAATGAAGTAATGCGCCTTGCCGGTGTCGCACACGGCATCCATGCCCACGCAGCCCACATCCGAATCCACCTGGGTGAAATTCCACACCTCGGCCGGGCCAGTGAAGCGCCCCACAAACGTGCTGCGGCGCTTGTAGACAATGATGTCGTCGCCCAGCCGGTGCGCGGCCGTGATCTCCCCGCCGGACTCCACCAGGCGCCCCGTGGTGCACAGGGTGGCCACATTGGGCACCCAGTCCTGCGCGTTCAGCGAGGCCGAACACCACCACCGATCCGGGCTGTCTCCATAGGTGGCATCCTGGGTGTTGAAGGCCATCACAAAGCCCTTCAGGCTGGCCAGAATCTTGGCCTTGGGCGCGCCCGCAATGGGCGCAAACGGCCCGCCCGTGGCCATGCGCATGCCCATGGACCGGCAGCTCGCCACCGTGCTGTTGGCAAACTGCGCCAGGCTCCAGCGCTCGTCCTGGCCCAGCGCAAACGGCGCACCGTCGCCGGACACATCGGCCCAGGCACTGCCCGCCAGGCTATACAGCCGCTGCGTCGTGCCGCAGATGGCCAGGCGGTTGCCGCTCAGGTCAATGGCCGCCAGCGCACCGCGCACATCCTCGGTCAGCGCGGCCACGCCCACCGGCGCCACGGCCGGCCCGGGGCGCATGCCCAGCTCGGACGGCAGCAGGTTCTCGCAATCCAGCAGCAGGCCCGGCGTGGTCGGATCGGCATCCGGGGCAAAACCCAGCACTTTGTTCATACAACCCCCGGGGCCATCACGGCCACTGATGCACCGGCCCAGCGGTGCGCGTTGTTGGCCGACAGCAGCTGCTGCACGGCCCCCTCGTACTTGGCGCTGTAGCTGGCCACCGCCTCCGGGTCGCGCATCCAGGCGCTACCCATCTCGCAGCACTTCCACAGGTACACGTCGTAGTGCTCGCGCAGCAGCCAGTTGCTGTCGGACTGGAACACCAGCGCCGGCAGCTTCTGCAGGTACTTCAGGCCATAGGCCGTGGCCGGCTTGCCGGTGAGGTGCGCCACCTCGCCCACCCGGGCAAAGTACGGGCCGTCGCTGCGCTGGCGCCAGTCCTCGTAGGGCAGCTCGCGCAACACCACGCCCGCGGCGCTCAGCTCGCGCAGCTCCAGCATGTCCACCGGCAGCGGAATCTCCCCGGCCGGCGTGTAGCCGCTGGTGTCCACCAGCTGGAACGACGAACGCAGCCGCGTGTCGCGGGAGAACTCGGCCTCCGCCATGCGGACAAAGTCCGGAATCACGCCCCCCAGGTCCGTGCGGTTGAGCCAGCGCGCCACCGAGGCAGACAGGCCGGCGAAGTTGGCGACCGCCGCCGCACTGGGCGAAGCCGCTACAGGAACCACCAGCGTCATAGCGCCCCCTTCCAGATCCGGAACACCCGGTTGTCCGGGTCCTGCAGAAACTGCTTGAGCAGTGCGTCATCCTGCATGCAGTCGGCAAAGGTCTTGCCGCGCTGCGCCGCCCACTGCGTCAGCACCGGAATCGGGATGGACGCCGCATGCTTGTCCCCCATGCCCGTGGTGTGCGCGCCCTGGCGGTCCAGCGCCTGGGCGCGCTCCACGGCATCGCTCACGTCGTCCACCTTCTGCAGGGTGGCGGAGCCGTCGCCATGGCAGTGCAGCACCGTGCGCGAACCCGCTGCGGCCTGAAGAATTCGAGAATGCATAAACAAAAACCGCCCCGAGGGGCGGTGTGTAAGGGTTGACGGCGCTCAGGTGGCCTGCAGGTCGCGCAGCGCAAAGTTCGCCGCTTCCTGCTCGCACTTGAGCGTCCATTCGGTGTTGACCATGTAGTTTTCGGCGTCGCCGGTCTTGGCCAGCGGCGTGGTCTTCACCCCGCGCAGGCGCAGCAGCTTGAAGCGTTCCGGCTCGATCCCGAACACATCGCGTGCGCGGTTGTAGCGGCTGTTCACAATCTTCAGGCGGCCGAAGTCCCCCACATACACCTCCACCGTCGCCGTGGTGGTCTTGCTCTCCACCTTCTCGAACTTGGTGGCCGCACCGGTGAAGGCCGACACCGTGGCCCGCAGCGCCGAAGGCACAAACAGCAGGCTGGGGTTGCCGCCCTCTTCCCAGGCCTTTTGCATGGCCTGCTTCAGCAGCGCCTCGGTAAAGGTGCGCAGCGTGCCGTCGGTGGGCGCGGTGTTGGCAATGGGGTCGGGGGCCGCACCGGTCGCACCCTGCAGGCTGTTGGTCTTGAGCCAGCCCGACAGACCGCGCGCCTGGGGTGCTACACCTTCGGCGGCGGCCACTGCCGTGCCGTTGTTGATGGCGGCGAACTCGATGTCGCGCTTGAGCTCCAGGATCTTCTTGGCCTCCTGGTAGGCCTTCTCGGACTTGCGGCCCGCCTTGTCCACCACCTCCTGGGTGCCCGTCACGCCGAAGGTCTTTTCGGAGATCTGGGTGCGGTTGCCCACGCGCACCGAAGGCGTGATCGCCTTCACCGCGGCGTTGTTGCCCTGCTCCACCTTGTTGTTCACGGCGGCGGACAGTGCATCGGTCTGCCACTCCGGGCTGACCGAGCTGCACTTGTCCTTGCCGATGGACGACACAAAAGGCGTCTCTTCGGGCGAGATGCGGTAGATCGCATCCGCCAGTTCCTCGCGGTTGCCCACGGCATTGAAAGTGGCAAAGGTATTCGTTTGTTGAGCCATATTTACTCCTGCGCCGCCAGCAAGGCGGCCAATGAATTCACGTCGCGGCGGGCATTGAGCTGCTTCCAGGCCGCGTCGATCTTGGAGGGAGGAACGCCGGCAGCACCAGGCTTGGAAGCCTTGGGCGGTGCTGCCCGCACTTGTTGCTGGACGCCGGGTCTGCGCGCCTGCAGCGCGCGCCACTGGGCGGCCTCAAGCAGCACCTTCAGGGTGCGTGCATCGGACACCTGGGACAGCTCGGCCTCGGTGAACCCGTGGGCCAGGCCGGTGTGGCGCATGGCCATCAGGTGGTCCCGGCCAAAGCCGGGCACCGCCGCCTGCAAGGCCACCAGGGCCTGCTGCGATGCATGCTCGTGCCGCTGCACCGCCATCTGCTCCTGCTGCTGCACCGCCGCCTGCAGGCTGTGGGCCAGCTGCGTGGCCTGGGCCTCGGTCTGGCGCCACTGGGCCTGCAGGCGGCTGGCCTCCGTCGGGTCGCGCTGGTACAGCGCATCCCAATCGGCCTTCTGGTACAGCTCCAGCTGCTCCGCCATCTGCATCAGCCACGCGTGTTCACGCGTGAGCTGCTGCGCCTGCTGGAACTGCTGGGACACCTGCTCGGCCGCCTGCCGGCGCTCCTCGCCCAGCTGCTGCGCCTTCTGCGTGTAGTCCGCATGGCGCAGGTAGCCGGCCTTGAGCTCGGCAATCGGGGCCTCGATGGCGCTACCGTCGGGGGCGCTCCACCGCACCACCAGGTCATCGTCTGGGGCTTGTGCAGCTTGTCCAGCGTCCTGTGCGGCGGCGTCCGCGTCGCCATCGGCCTGCTCGGCCTCCAGCTCGGCATACGCCAGGGGATCGCCTTCGTTCTGGTAAGCGGCAGCCTGCAGCTCGGCATCGGGGGCTTCCGGGGCTTGTCCCTCGCCGGCATCCAGCGCCGCCGCCAGATCGTCTACGGTCGTGATGTGATCGTCGTCCATGGTTGTTGCTGTGTGGTTCCGGCCAGGTGTGAGTCCACGCAAAAAGGGGCCGCATGCCGTCGCATGCAGCCCCTCGCTGGGTTGTTCCTAGACTGGTCGGTCGGGCATACCGTGCCCGGGCGGGTTGAAGAAAAGGGGAAAAAGGTGAATGGAAAAGGCGAAAGGCAGAACGAAAGAAAGCCGAAAACCGCCTATGCCGTGCTGCCGTCGCTGTAGGTCACGGACAGCGGCCCCGCCTCCAGGCGGATGCCGCCATAGGTGCCGGGCCACACCCGCTGCGTCGCGTGCGGGTGGGTGGCCGCCGTGGCCACCACATCGCGTGCAATGTGCAGGCGCTCCACGCGGCGCAGAAAAGCCTCCAGCGGCTCGGGTTCCGGCGTCGCCACTGGCACTGCGGCCATGGCCGGTGCATCCGCACCGGTCTGCTTCTTCAGCACAGGCGCTGGCACCTGCTCCTGCAGAGCCTGGGCCTGCGGCTCCTGCGGCAGGTCCTGTGGTTGGGGTTCGGCCGCTTTCTGCTCTGCCGGGGATTTACGGGGTCTAGCCATTGCGCATGCGCTCCTCGATTGCGTGGTGACGGGCCTGGATCTGTGCCGCGTTGGTCAACTCGGCACGTTCGAGCTTGTAGCCGTCCATCACCAGCTCGAACACCCGGAAAAACTGCTCCGCCCCCTTCAGCATCGCCACGGCCGCCTCGCGGCGTTCGCGCTCGCCCAGGGGCAGGGACAGCACTTCGCTCTGCAGCGCCTGGATCACCGTCTGCCGGGCCTCCTGCAGCAACGGGTCCTCCAGCAGGCGCTGGGCGCGCTCGGCGCGGTACTGGGCTGCACTCATGCTTGTCCTTCCTGAAACTGCCGGGCCATGCCCTCAATGCTCTGGGCCGCCTGCTGCAGGTCCTCGGCCGTGACGCCAGGCACCTGGATGTTCTGGTCCAGCATGGAGCCGGCAATGATGTTGGTGGGCTGGCCCATGGTGCCGGCCTCCCTGGCATTGGCCGCCAGGTAGCCGGCGGCCAGCTCCAGCAGCCGGTCCCTGTCGCGCTGCTGCAGCTCCATCTGCTTGATCTGCAAGCCCGCCGCGCGCTTCTTGTCGCCCTCGGCCGCCTCGGCCTGCAGCCGCATGGCCTGCAACTGCTGCTGGCCCTGCAGCTTCATCTGCTCCAGCCGGGACTGGATCTGTGCCTGCATCTGCGCCTGTACCTGCACCGGGTCCGGCTGCGGCGGCTTGGGCGGAATCTGGTCCGGCGCCAGCATGAACTTCTCCCCCGCCCCCTTGAGCTTGGCGTGCTTGGCCAGTGCCTTGCCAAATTCATAGATTTGCGGCGGCCCCACCAGCCCGGCCTGCGCGGCCTGCTGCATGAACTGGCCGAACTGCTGCAGCAGCATCAGGGTTTCGGCCTTGTCGCCCGTGCCCAGGCCCACATCGGTGCTCACATCCATGTCGGGCGACCACATGCGCAGGTCAAACTGCACAAACCGGCCGCGCAGCCGCACCGTGGTCGGAATGTCCTGGTACTGAGTCAGCAGCCGCAGCACCAGCTTGAACAGCTGCTTGACGCCTGTTTCCGCAAAGGTGCGCAGAATCAGCAGCATGCGCTTGTCCGCCATGTTGGCAATCTTGGCAATGCCCGTGGCCGTCTTGTTCAGGCTGTCCGCATCCAGGCCCTGGTTGTAGCGGGTCACCCCGGTGCGGCGCTCGCGCATGCCCTGCACCATCTCGATGCCGGCCAGGCTCTCCGTCGCCACCAACGCCGTCTTGATCGGCACCACGGCATCTCCCGCCGCACCCTCGCCGCGGATGATGCCGCCAATGCGGTTGCTGATCACATCCTCAATATTCACCCGCGCTGCCAGGTTCACATAGGTGCGCGGGTTGTTGGCCAGGTACAGGCTGTCCACATACTGGCGCGTCAGCCCGCTGTTCAGGCGCTGCAGCTCCACCACCGGGTCGGCCAGCGCCATGCCGATCACGCGGTGCGGCAGCTTGATGGGTGTCAGCACCGCATATTCATGGCCCTGCACCTCCTCGTTCTCCAGCTCGCCGTTGCCCGACACCAGCACCCGGCGCCACTCGGCCACGCCGTCGCCGTTGTAGTCGCAGCGCACAAAGCCCTCGAACAGCCGCACCTCCTCCAGCGACCGGTCCGCGCTCTCCGCCAGCTGGTCCCGCAGATCGTCCGGCTCCTGGGCACCGCTGCCCTCAAAGCTCTGGATCGCGGCCACATCGGCAAAGCCCATCTCCGTCAGCTGCGAGCGGGTGTAGGTCACCCACTCCCCCACCAGGCGGGCGTCTTCCAGGCGCTTGGCCGAACGGTTGACCAGAAAGTCCCCCGGCGCCACATTGCGCAGCTCCACCTTGCCGCGCTGGCGGCGCTGCAGCGTCACATCCCACAGCAGGGGCTGCTGCAGCCCGGCGGCCTGGGCCACTTCGGGCTGCAGCAGCTCGCTCGGCGAGGCTTCCAGCACGCGCACGGCTGGATCCTGGGTCAGCAGCACCAGTTGCTCCTCGCTCAGGCCCTTGAACTCTTCGCGCACCGGGTCCGGCTGCACCCACTTGGCGCGCACCACCCCCAGCTTGGACAGCAGCGCATCCTTGAACCAGTCGCTGAACAGCAGAAACCCGGGGTTGTCGTCCCGGATCACATAGTTCACCAGCTCGGTGGCCTGCTCGGCATAGGCCGCATCCTCCGGCCCGCGCGGCAGAAACTCCCCAATGTGGTCCCCGCTGAAAAACGGCTCCAGAAAATTCGGCAGCGCGCCTTCAATGGTCTCGAACACATCCCAGCTCACCACCTGGGAGCGGCCGTCCACCTCGTTGCCCAGCGGCAGGCCCAGGTAGTACTGCAGATTGCGCTGCTGCTCACCCCGGATGCCGCTGGCCAGCCAGCTGTGCGCATCCTCGATCTCACGCTCCAGCACATTGCGGAACGTGTCACTGTTCATTGTTGCCATCACACAATCCCTATGTTGGGCAGTTGAAGGGGCTGCCCCTGCCGGGGCGGCTCCCACACGCAGCACATCAGCCCGAAGGCATCCGCACCGTGGCTGGCCCAGTCGTGCGCCGGCCCCAGGCCAATGCCCCGGGCCTCGTCGCGCTTCTCGTGGTACCAGCCCAGGGCGGCGCGGCCGCCTTCCGTGCTCGTCTCGTTGAACCAGATGCTGGGGAACAGCCGGCGCGCGGCTTCCACCCGCTTCATCGCCGCCCCCTTGCCCTGGTTGGGCACCACCGTCACGCGGTAGCCCAGCGACTGCAGCGCGCTCTTGGGCGTCACCGCATGCACCGTGTCGGCCTTCTCGCCGTCGTGCGGCAGCCAGATCTGCAGCCGCTCCGGCGTGTAGCCCTGGTCGCGCAGCCACTGCACATGGGCCGCCATGGGCTGGCCCTGGGCCTCGTAGTAGTCCAGCACCCGCACCTGCATGCCCACAAACTGCACGATCCACATCGCAAAGCTGTCCGCGTTCTGGCCCGTGCCGCCAATGTCCACAAAGGCCCGCAGCGTCATCAGCGGGTCTGCTGCCACCGCGCCAATGCGGCCCTGGGCCCGGGTGTCGGCCAGCTGGCGCGCAAAGTACGCGCCCTCGTTCACCGTCTCGTAGCCGCCTTCCCAGATGTGGTCGTACTTGTCGGGCTGCAGGCGCAGACAGTCCTGGCGCTCCTGCTCCAGCTCGGCCGTGAACCAGGGGTTGTCGCGCCAGTTGGCCTGCACCACCCGGGCGCCGGTGGGCAGCCCCTCGGCGCGCAGCATGCGGTCCACCGGGTCCTTGGCAAAGCGCGGGTTCCAGCCAAACCACAGCTGCGATCCCGCCGCGCGCATCGTCGGCTTCAGCAGGTCCAGGCTGCGCTGGGTCGCCGTCTGCGCCTCTTCCCACCAGGCACGCTTGAAGCCCTCCAGCGATTTCACGCTGTCGGCCGTGTAATCGTTCATGCCTTTGAAGATCACCAGGCCATCCCCCGGCGTGGTGATCACATCCTTGTAGACCCGAAACCCGTCGGCCTGCCCCAGACCCAGCGCGGACAGCTTGGACTCCAGCAACGCCTTGCTCGACTGGCTCAGGTCCTTCTGCACCTCGCGGATGCACACCGCCCGCAGGCCCTCGCCCCCCATGGCGCCCGGCTCGTACAGACAGTCCTCCAGCAGCATCTCGGCAAAGAAATGGCTTTTGCCAGACCCCCGCCCGCCATGCGCGCCTTTGTAGCGCGTAGGCTCCAGCAGCGGCGCAAACACGCGCGCCGTCTTCAGATTCAGCGTTCTCATGCCTGGGGATCGATGATGGTGCGCGTCACATGCGCCACCGTTTCAATGGGGCCGCCACCAGGGGCAGACAGGCCCAGCCTGTCGTTCAGCATCCCCAGGTGGCGCATCGCCAGCTGCAGCGTGGCCACCTTGTCGAACACCCGGGTCTTGATGGTGTAGCCCACCACCTGCTCGCCCCGCTTGCGCCGGGGTGCGCTGCCGTGGGCGGCAGAGCTTGCTTCGGAGACAGTTGCAGAGACGGCTGCAGAGGCAGGCGGCTCCTGCAGCGCATCCTCCCCGCCGCCACGCTCCAGCTCTTCCTTCACCTCGATGCTGGCCAGCGCCGCCGCCGTATCGGCGTCCAGCTCGCAAGGGTCCTTCATGCTCCCGTCCGCGCGGTACAGGCGGCGGATGTCAAAGAAGGCAATCCGCGCCAGCTCCTGCAGCACCCGGTCCTGGGTGATCTCGGTGCGCACCGCCCGCGCCTGCTGCGCGGCCTGGACGGCCCGTGCCACCCCGCCCTGCTTCAAAAGCCGCGCCCCCTGGGACGCGGCGGTCTTGGCGCTATAGCCGGTCCTGATCGCGGCCTGAGTCGCGTTCAGGTCAATCAGGTACTCGGCCACAAAGCGCTCCTGCTTTGGGGTCAGTTCCATGTGTTTTTTTCAATAAAAAAGCCACCCGAAGGTGGCTGTGATGGTGTGGTAAAAGTTAGGATTTGATCGCAAGAAGCTTGGCATCCTGGATCTGGAGCCTCTTGGTCAAAACTCGCATCATCAACGGCACAAACTCATAGTTCTGCGGGACTTCAAATTGGCCCCCAGTCGAGAATTCAAACCCACTCGAATCCATCCATTTCGCGTCAAGATTCATGAAAAGCACGAAAAATGGATCTTCATTTTCGATTTTCTTGTTTACATAAACAAAGATTGCAGCCACTCCAAGATACTCACCATCGAGTCGCTTCTCGAACTCAGCTTTGATATCACCAAGTGGCGTATTAAACAGCAGGAAGGAATTATCCTGTCCTGTTTCCGTAAGGAAAACTCCAATGCGTCCAAGAGCTATTTGGACGCTTTCGTCTTGAAAAGCGGCTACGACGGATTTGATGCGAATCCCAATTTCCTTAAGCGAATAATCCAAGTTGTGCGGCGCAAAAGGTTGTGCTATTTTTCTCATCGGTCCGTTCATATACCCTCCTTCGATAACCAAAGGATACATCATCTTAAAAATAAATGGAACCATCACCCGAGCCTCCCCGTCCTTTGACGTGACGTCTGCTTTGCCGGATGAGCCTATGCGGCTTAACTTCCTTGATCTGAAGCTGTGGGAATGTGTGCTAAATCATCCACCCAATTTTCTATGGCTCGCATTTGTCATTCAATTTCACCCATCCTCCAGAGTAACTACAGATAACCTCTTCTACTCCTGTGATACGGTTCACTCGAATAGATTTAGTTGAGTCGTAGTCATATCGGACCATCCATGCGGTGACAAGTATTGCCACCAAGCCCAGCACCAACATAGTTCTATTCATCCAACCTCCGCTTTACTGAAAAATGTAAAAGTCCTTGCGGTTCAGGCCGGTGCCTCTGTTTTTTTGGACGCAACGTACCAAGATGAATTCTGCACACTTTCTGCGGCTACTGAGCCCCCGCTTAATAATTTTCTGGGCCAGCATGTTGTTCCCCCATCAGCAGCCGCGCAGTCCTTCTGCCAACACCTGCAGATATTCAAGCTGCGCGACGCGTTTCATGTGCTTGCTGCAAAAGTACCTACATCCGGCCCTTGCAGATTCAGCGACGAACACTACAACCAGCTCAGCAGTGGCGGATCACGTTGAAATCTTCCACTTGCGTTGGGGCCACAAAGTAGCTGGTGATCTGATCAAACTGGGCATCCGTCGTTTCAAACGGATGCTCCCCAGTGAGGTTGCGGGCGCGCAAACGCGATTTGCAAACCTCGTCGGAGATATCGAGAAAGTGCAGTTGATGCAATGCCCCAGCCTTCTCAAAGATCTGGCGAGCCCACAGTCTGGTGGTCGCGGTGTTCGACGGAAAGTCAAGCACCACAGAGATGCCCGCTTTCAGTAAAGCTTCGATGTGACCGGCCATGGCGGCGCGCAGCCGACCCGCTGAACGCACATAGTCCTCTAGACCACGAATCTCATCCGGATACAGTTGTGCAAGCCAGTCATCCTCGCAGATCAGTACCGTATGGGGTTCTGCCGCCAGTTGCTTGGCGAGAGTCGACTTTCCAGCCCCAATTTTCCCGCACACCATGTGCAGCACCGCGCACGCGGAAGTTGTTGAGCAAGAAGACACTTCGGATTCCGTCATTTCAATCTCCTGAGAAGTTAAATGCCTCGGAGACAGAAAAAAACCGCCTCACAAGGCGGGTTGCTAATGACTGCGGAGCCGTGCGCTAACCCACCATCTTTCGGATGATGCGAATAATTGGCACGATGCTTTGATGCGGCATGTTGCCAAGGCTAGCGGTTACAGCAACCCTTGGCAATACGGCGAGTGACTTCAGCCACCTTTGCGCGGCGATCAGGGCGCACTTCGAACCTCTGCTTTTAGCCCAGGCAGCTAATGGTCAATATTGCTCACGCCTCATCGCTGCCACCAACCCTCAACACGTCCAAACGCATTCAACGGCTCCCATCCCGCATGCACCCACCTGCTTCTCCACCACCCAGCCCCACACGCGGACGCCACCCATGCGCATCGGTGAACTTGCAGCCCTGACAGGGTGCACGCCCAAGGCACTGCGGCTGTACGAGGCGCACGGCCTGCTCGGCACCGTGGCGCGCCAGGGCAGCTACCGCCACTACGGGCCGGAAGATGTCCAGCGCGTGCAGTGGATACGCCAGGCCTTGGCGCTGGGCTTTCGCCTGGCCGCGCTGCAGCCGCTGCGCACCATGGACACCCCGGCCGGCGCCGCCGCCGTCCTGGCCCTGCTGCAGACCCGGCGCCGCGCCATCGCGGATGAGCTGCAGCGTCTGCAAGCCGCCGACAGCGCGCTGGCCGCTTTGGCGCTGGAACTAAGCACTTGCGACGCAGCCAGCGCATGCCCTGCGCCAGATCAACTCGGCATTCAACACAGCGCTTGACTCTGCCCCACGGGACAAGGTCATGCTGGCGGCTTATCTACTCAGCCCGCTTCCCACCCCATGTCCCGCCGCATCCTCATCATCCTCGGACAACCCTCTTCCAGCAGCCTGTGTGCGGCCTTGGCCCAGACCTATGCCGATGCGGCACGCCAATCGGGCGCCGATGTGCGCCTGCTGCAACTGGGTGACATGGCCTTCGATCCCATCCTGCACCACGGGTACGAACGCATCCAGCCGCTGGAGCCTGACCTGCAGGCCGCACAGGCCGACATCACCTGGGCACAGCACCTGGTGTGGGTCTACCCCATCTGGTGGGGAGGCCTGCCTGCTCTGCTCAAGGGATTTCTGGACCGTATCTTCCTGCCCGGCTTCGCCTTCAAATACCGCCCCCACTCTGCGCTGTGGGACCGCCTGCTGGCGGGCCGCAGTGCAGAGCTGCTGGTGACCATGGACTCCCCGCCCTGGTACTACCGCTGGGTGCAGCGCCAACCGGGTCACCGGCAAATGAAGCAGACCATTCTGGAATTCAGCGGTATCCAGCCCGTGCGCGTGCACAGCTTTGGCCCGGTGATCCGTTCCAGCGCCGCCACGCGCGCCCGCTGGATCCAGCGCGCCTATGCTCTGGGTGCCCGTGCCGGCGCCCGCTGAGCCGCGTCACCGGAATACGCCGTCCGGCCTGCCGCACCACGTAGCAGCAGAAACAGAAAAGCCCTGGCGTATGAGGCCAGGGCTTTGGAATTAGCGCCAGGGGCAAAGCAGCGTTTCAGCGGCCCGACCTGTTCCTAGCCACTGCATCTTGCCGCCGCTGTGTGACAACTTCATGGCAGTGCCGACAAGAAAAAAGCCCCGACCATCTCTGGTCAGGGCTTTGTATGCTGGTGGATTGCCTGGGAATCGAACCTAGTTGCCTTGCGGGCGGCGGATTTACAGTCCGCTGCAGTCACCAATGCTGCTCGCAATCCATGCCGTGATTCTATCATTTGAATAGCACCACATCCGCAAACAACAAAGCCCGCAGGCGAACCTTGCGGGCTTTGTGGCGTCAGCGAATCCGGTCGCAGCCAACCCGGCGCAAACCGGGTTCGTTCTGTGCTGTTGCTAACGATAGACGTACGTTACCATAGTTTTTTCAGCTTCGCAAGCCATTGCCAACAGAATTCGCATGGGCTGCGTGCAACCGCACCACGGCAGGCTGCACCAGCCCAAATGCGCGCCGTGGCGGCGGCAGCCCCACGCCCGCCACAGGTGCCATGGCCCGCGCGCGCTGGCAGCGCCCAGAAAAAAGCCCCGGCAGATCGGCCAGGGCTTCGGCAGGGAGGGTGGACAACGGCTTCAGCGCACCCGCTTCCGCAGGGGCGGTCTACACAGAACTACACAAACCGCAGAAAAGACTTCAGCACCGTGGTCAGCAGGCAGGCCACCCCGGAAAAATAAACCGCCACCACCAGGCAGAGCAGAAACACATGGCGGTGCGTGGGCACTGCCCAATGCCAGTCGTGGCGCTCCAGCCAGCCCCAACTGACGGCGTACACACACAGAACGATGCTGGCGCCAATGACAAACAACATGGTGACCCCTCTTGCAGCGGGCACCCCGGTCCAGAGGTGCAAGGCCGCCGCGCCCATTGATTTCTGGGGCAAGCTTCACACACCGCATCCGACAGCATCATCAGCGCATTGCCCGTGGGGGACGAGCGGTTGGCTGCACCCTCCTCAACAGCTTCACCACCGCACCCAAGCCGCTGGGCCACCCCCCCAAAAAAAACACAAAAGCCCGCAGGTACACCTGGCGGGCTTTGTCTTGAATGGAAACCGGGGTCGCAGCCAACCCGGCGCAAACCGGGTTCGTTCCGTGCTGGTGCTAACGATGCCCGTACGTTATCTGAAATCCACCGCCCCGTCAACCACCCGCAGGCGGTTGCACAGCATGGCGCGGCCTTCTTTCACCAGCTCGGCCAGGCGCGCCTTGCTCACCGCTGCCTGGCGGGCCGCTTTCGCTGGATTGCCGCTGTACACATACCACCAGCGGATCGCAAAACGGTGCCGCTCCGGCAGCGCATACACCGCCTTCTCCATCAGGTGCCCGTCGATGGCGTCCACCGCCAGGGTGATGGTGCCGCGCTCGCGCTCCTCTTTTTCCTTCAGGTGTCGCCACATGGGGTGCGCGGTCCAGGATGCGCCTTTGCCGGACACCCAGCGGCGCCAGTTCTGCAGCCGCTCGTGGATGGCGGCGTGTTCGGGTGCAATGTGCTGGTAATCCACATAGCTTGGGGTCTTGATCTGCATGGGCTGTCTTCTCTTTCTTTCAGTCGCTTGAAGCATCGGGTTGGATTGGCTTGGATTTGGTCGGGGGATCAGGGTGGGTCGGGTTGGGTGGGATTCCTGGGGGCGTGCATGGCACACGGCGCACTGTGCTCAGCGCACGTCGCCCGCTCATCCGCCCTCCCACAGGTCGTAAAACGTCACGCCCAGATCGGACGCGGCATAGGCCTCCACCCGGGCGCAGAACGCGGCAAATTCGGCGGGGCTCAGGCGCTTGGAACTGGCGCCCACCACGGCGCCGTCGGGCAGCTCCACCACGCCGATAAAGCGGCGTTTCAGCAACTCGTGCCAGGTCTGCGCGTCGTACTGGCGGCCGTTGACCACGGCCTGCTGCGCAATCTGCGCCAGAACGCCCTGGCCCCAGTAGCGCCGGTTCTGGGCCCGGCTGCGCTTGGGCCGCGCCACCGTCAGCACCCAGCGGCCGGAACCCTGGAACGCCTGGGCCAGAAACGGAAACAGCTGCGCCCGGATCGCCACCCAGGCCTGCCGGCGGCTGAACAGATCGATCTCCAGTTGCTCAGACATGGGCCGCCCTCCACAGCAAAGGCGCCCAGGGGTTGCCCTGCAGGGCCTGCAGAAAAGCCGCCTGCACCCGCGGCGCCTCCAGTACCTGGTGCGCCGGTGCGCAGCACAGCGGGTTGCCGCAGCGCTGGGTGATGCGCGCCTGCGCGGGCACCGTCACGCCCGTCAGCTCCAGCACCTGCTTTTGCACGCGGCGGTTGAAGCGCACCCCGCCCTCGTGCACGCTCAGGTACGGCCGCCGGCGGATCAGCGCGCCCTGCCAGATCCAGCAGCCGCCATCGGCGCGGCAGCGCGCATGGATCTGCGCCAAGGTCACAGCGCTGCTCATGCCCGCACCTCCTGCAGGGAAGCGCCAGCCAGCAGGCGCATGGCCTGCGCAGGCAAGGTGGTAATCCGCGTCTTGCCCGCCGCGCTGCCGTGCTGGATCACCGCCATGGCGCGCTGCGGGTCGCCCACCACGGCCGGGCGCGGCAGCGGGATGCCCCGGCTGCTGTACTCGTGGTCGGGCGAACGGTCGCCCGCCAGGCGGCGCTGGTAGTCGCACTGCCCGCGCGCGGTGTAGGCGCGGTGGGCTTCCTGAAAGCGGTGCTGCAGATAGGACAGCTCCCGGGTGTCGGTGCGGCACACCTTGGGCCAGCCGCCCAGGTCTTCCACCACGGCGTGGATGGCCGGGTCGTCAAACACCACATCGCGGTAGGCACCCACGGCGCTCATGGCTTCGTGCAGCTTGCCCCAGGCCAACGCGGCCCGGTCGGTGCTGGTGCCCTGCAGCACGCGCACCAGGTCCGCCACCTTGGGGGCAAACTGGCCGCGCTCCGGGTCCATGGCATGGCGCTGCAGCGCGGTGGCCACCTGCTCCAGCTCGCAGCCCTGCAAAGCCCCCCACCACACGGTCAGCGTGAACGCGCTGCAATCCTTGCCGTAGTAGGCCATGGCGTCCGTCAGCAGGTCCTTGAACGCCGGCATTTCGTCAGCGCGCATGGCCGGCTCCCTGCGTCGGCGTCTGGGACTGTGTTTGCGTCTGTGTTTGCGCTTGGGCCTGCATCTTCTGCAGCCACGCATCCCCCACGGCGCGGTTGCGCGCCTCCAGCGCTTCCTGCCGGTTCACCGGCTGCGCCGCCACCCGGGGCTTTTG